CAGTGCTTTGCCAATGCTGTTCATTAGAATAAAGATACTTTGTCCTTTGAATTCAGGATCATTGTAACTGCCTCGAGGCCCATGCTGGTGATAAGGTGCAACTAAGGCAGCATCATTGATAACCATCACATCAACTTGAGCCATAGCGTCCTTGTAGGGCACGCCTATGTGTACATTGTTGCCCTTGGTCACACTGTCAAAACCTTTGGCACGGAAAAAGTTTTCCAGTGCTTTTTTACCTGCTTTCACAGGTTCTTTTTCGTCTTGAGTTTGAAACAGTGCAACAACATCTTCTGCTTCAATCATGACATCAATGTCGCCTGATTCTACTTTGTAGCCTGCACTGCCAATGTCTATTTGCATGCGTTTCACTAACGCAGGCGGCAATGCTGATCGTACTTCGTCAACCACTTTTGCAACATCTCTTTTGGCTACAGGAATGCTGTTGGGAATGGCGTTTCCGCCTTCGTGTAATTTCATAGCTTTACTGCATCCAAAACAAAGTTTTCAAACTCTCGGGCCAACTTGGTGTCAGCTGATTCACGAATGTATTTGCCTCCATACGCCCGAGTTTGCTCGTTGGCCTGTGCCACACGCTGATCAGCCTGTGTAGAGGCTCCAGGATTGTTGGATACCAATTCGCTTGGCCCTAGCTGTTTTTTTGGTACAGTATCTTGTGCGCCGCCTTTGCCTTTTGATCTTTTGCCTTTGGTGCGCTTGATGATTTCAGCTGGCTTTTCAGTGGTCTGGCCGGCAGAGGTGCCTCTAAATTGCTTTAGTTTTTCACGATAGACCGGTGGCGCAGCGCGAGACAACACACTCATTGCTGTGTCAATAATGGTTATAAGGTCATCGGCATACGCCATGCTAGTCATACGAGCCAACTGTGGTAGGATCATATTGGTTGCACTAGCAATTTGACCATCACCTTGTGAACCACCTGTTGTAGTGCCACCCGGTGTACTGCCTTGCATTCCGCCTGAGGTTGTAGTGGTTGTTGTGCTACCACCTGCGCCTGCACCACCTGCTCCAGTGTCAGTACTACTCACGCCTGCAGACATGTCTGGTGCACCATTGGCAAAGAATCTCACATTGCCCCGATCATCGCGATTGTATGGATCAATGGCGTCTGCTCCACCAGCTGCTCCACCAGCTGCTGCACCTGCTGCACCAGCTGCTGTTGCAGGAGCATCTAACTTAGGTGCTGGAAAATTAAGTTGTGTAAACAGTTGCTTGATAATCTCTGGTGGTACTTTTCTACCAACCAAGAACTTTGCCACTTCGTCGCTGTCTGTTGGTGAGTCTGCATCCTGCCAATGGCGTAATAAGCCATTTAGAGTTACCTTGGTAGTAGCTTCGCGCCATGAGTCTCCGGCCCAGTTGCCAAAACGCTTTAGGCCGCTTTCGATACCACGCATGAGCTTGCCGCCAAGTGGACCTTTGCCCTTGGTCTTGAACTTGCCTTCGGGATCAGCTGCCAAGTAAGGCATGGTGTTGCCTGCTGGAGCAGTTCCGGTGGCCAGCCCGCCTACATTGCCGCCTGTGAGTCCTGCCAATGGTCCAGCTGTGTTTGAAACATTGGTTGCGGATGTTCTGGCATTCTTTGCCATGGCTGCAGGATCATTGGCATTAGCAGGACGGCTGCGCACTGTACCGCCTTGTTGATCCTTTTGTAGATCAGCTGATGTTCTTTCTCCTCTACCAGCCGCAAAAGAATCTACAGTACCTGGATCAGGTATGCCAGGTTCTGGCGTAGAGGCAGCGATGTCTGCTGCCGCGGCTGGGTTTGATTGTGCAAACTGTTGTGCTGTCATTTTTCCTTTAACAGGCGCAGGAGCAGCTCTACCAGCTTTTTCAGCAGCAGCTTTGGCGGCAGCATTTTGTGTAGCAGCCTGCGCGGCGCCAGCACGACCTGCGGCTTGCCCCATGGCATGACTGCGCTCACGGCCAATGTTGTAACGGCGTGCTTCGTCCATGGCAAATTCATGCAATCGTTCTAGATTTGCAAACACTGTGCGAATGCCTGCTTCGTTCAATTGAACACTGCGTTTGTTGTCACGACCTAAACTTTCATTTAGTGCCCATTTACGAACTGTAGCCTGACGATCAACCAACATGCCAACAGGTGCAGTGATAATATCAAAGCCTTCTAGTATGTTACGACCTTTTTTGATCTTGACAGATTCTGTACGCACCATTCTGTTAGCAAAAGGGTCCTGTGCAGACGGCGTTGGAGTTTGAGCAGACGGAGCTGATGAGGCTGCTGTCTTGGCCTTGGCTGCGGCTGCATCAGCTGCTATTCTTTTAGCGGCCATGCCTTGGTCTGACCCCAACTGTCCTGCATCCATTTTGTTCTGGATGTTTTGAGCTGTCATGGCATTGTCGCCACTGTAAGGCCCTTTGTAGGCCGCAGCATCAATGTTCTTTGGCAATACAATTTGATCGCCGGGACTGAGAATATTAGGATTACCGCTAGGCCCAAACTTGCCAGGATTGAGCTTGGCCATAACATCTGGATCAACTTTGTACTTGGCACTAATGTCGCTGAGTGTGTCACCCTGTTTCACTGTGATAGTTTGTGTTTCGCCGCCAGGTGGTACCACATTGTCTGGACCAGGTGGTACAACATTGTCAGGACCAGGTGGATTGGGCTTGAATGGGTTGTTAATATCGGGAATGTCAGTGTTGGCAATAACGTCGCCTGCTGCTGTTGCGGCCTTGACACCAAGAGCTGCGCCCACTGGCCGTGTGGCACGACCTGCTGCTGTGCTGAACTGTTCACCTTGCATCAAGCCATCAATCATTTTGATTGCACCCAGGGCCAGCACAGGTGCTGCGCCGCTGGTAAGTAGACCAGTCAGCACCCCAGCTACACCCCAGAAAAACTTGCTGGTGGTAGGATAACGCTGAGCAGTTTGTTTGTATGTGTCAAGAGCTCGCAGTACCCTGGAGCCTTCTGGGCTCTTGCCCATGCCCATGCTGGCTGCTTTTTTGAGTTCATCAAACTTGGCATCAACACCTTGAACAACTGTGGTATCTTGCAGGGCTTTTCCCAGGCCTTTGATCTTGGCTCCTAGAGCTCCTGCTAGGTCGCCGGCCTTGCCCAGTATGTTACGATTTTTGTTACCGGCTGTCATTGCCTCTTCTGCACCCTTGAATAAATCGTGGATTTCGCTGCGATTGAGGGCCTTGCCTTCTGTGAGTTTATTAAGCTCACGCACCAATGCTACTGCTTCTTGGTATAGTGGGTGAGTCTGTATATCTAAATCGTTATTGTTTGTTAGGTGTTGAAGTTTCACTGCGCATTCTCCGTATTCCCCTAATGAACTTGTTAGGGTCCTGCGCTCGAATGCTGTTCAACAGCCTGCGTTCTAGCTCAGAAGCCACTTCCTCATTATAGGATTCTCTAATGGTATTAATAAGGTTAATGGCGCCTTGTATAACATGGTCAGCACGACTTTCCAGCACATTTTCTTTGTCCTTTTCGACAAAGTAGCTGTCTAGTTCTTCCAGTATACTACGGGTTTTTTTAAGCACCCCAAGACTCCATTTCTCTATTATTTATTGCAAGTGCGTTTAGAGTTTGGCTTATCTTGCCTGGGCTTTGATGCCAGCCAGCATGCTTTTTAACTTGTTTGAACCCAGTTCCGCTTGTGCTGAAGCAGTCGATTCAGCAGCGTCAGGCTCCACAGTGCTTTTGGTTTTGATTTGATTCATGATATTCAGTGCCTGTGGACGATGTGAATCCCCTTGTTGATCTTCGGGCAAGTCTGTGATACGCAAACTTTCCATATTGTATTCTAGATCAACCTTTTGGCCAACCCCACTGCTGCTACGAGTTTTCATTAACTGTATTTGATAGCGTCCGCGCTCTTTCATGGCTCTTGAAGTAAAGATACCAAACACATTATCTGCTGTGTTAATCTTACTGATACCACCAGAGATATGACTGTGGTCAAATTCAATTTCTTCCACAGCACTGCGATTCAACTGACTTGCAGTGATCAACAGTATGTTGAACTCTTTGGCCAAATTGCGTAGTTCTTCACTCACATACTTGTCTTTTACAAACAGATCGTTTGGTGATACCTTGGCACTCACTGGCATGAGCAAGTCCAGATAGTCTACCATTATGTAGTCTGTTTTCATTCCGGTTTGCACTTGCAATTCTTTTAGATATGCACGAATGTCATTGATGTTGCTTTGTGCTGGCATGTATTTGATGCGCATTGCTCCGGCCTTTTTACCTACCAGCTTGATCTTCATTTCTACTGTGTCAATATCTTTGAAGATTTCACGAGTGCTCACATTGGCCAACATGCTATCTATGCGCATGGCACACAGGCCTTCACTGAGTTCTAGTGTTAGATACACACCATTGAGTCCTGCTAGTGACCAGTTACACGCAATGTTTTGCATGAACAAGGATTTACCTGATCCAGACCCGCCTGCAAAGATGTTGAGTTCGCCTCGGTTCATGCCGCCAAACAGTTTCTTGTCCATGGCAGGCCAGCCAGTACTGATTTGTCCGTTGCCTTCTCTGATGGCCATTAGTCGTCCACGAGGATCAGCAAAATAGTCAGTGCCCATGTCTTTGGTCAAACTAATCTGCACAGCATCTTTGATCAGTTTTTCCACAGGATTGAACTCGCCTTTTTCAATCAAATCTGCTGCTTTGAGGATGGCTCGTTCAAGTTCTTTTTGTTTGGTAAAACTTTCAAACTCTTCCATAAACCAATCAAAATGCCCGTCGCCTAGATCTGGAATGCTTCGTAGTTCAACCCCAGTGACTGCTCGCACCTGTTCTAATGTGGGTAGAGTTTTGTGTTTGTCTGAGTGTTCTTTGACAAACTTGGCCACACTTCTGAGACTGCGGTCAAAGTTTTCATCATTGTAGATGTTTTGCACACGCACAAAACTCTGTGCGTCATGCAGCATCATTTCAAGAAAGAGTTTTTGTATTTCTGTATTATATTCTTTAATCATAATTGCCTACAAGTATAACTGCAAACTGGCTGCGGATCAAATTGCATTTGCTCATCATACTGTCCCAACTGAGTCAACACTTGACTCAGCGTAGTGTTACTTATATTGTATGCTGCTGAGTCAGTGTGGAACTTGCTGCGATAATAGAATCTATGATCAGCTGCATAACAACATGGTGCGTATTGTCCACTTGCACTGATATAGTGTTGATTGCCCACAGAACACTTTGGTTGTATCAATCCTGCACCTCTATGCCATATTAAAGTTTGTGACTGCGGACGCAGAGGATCTGTTTCTGCAAAACGATTGCTGGGATCTAGTTTTACATCGTGCATGCCTAGATCTTTGGC